ACACGCAATCAGTAGATACACAAAACTACATGATGAAGGAAGAATTAAACCCGAACACTTATTCTACATAGATGCTATTGGAATTAGTTGGGAAGAAATGAAAGCAAAATACCTATCAGAAGTAGGAAGATAAAAAATAAAATTATGGCAAAAAGTAAAAAAACAAAAAAAATAGCTGAAGTGCTTGAACCAATTGGTGAAATAAAAATGACACCATCTGAAAAGTTAGAACAATGCGAATGGTGTTTTCAATTCGATGGAGATGAACCACAAATATTTGCTTGGACTGGTGAAAATGATAGCAAAGATGAAGAACCAAAAGTAATGTTTACAATTACAAATACAAAGGATTCATATATTACCTTTACTCACAAAAATGGTAAATCATTTAAATTGTTTGCTAGAGAATTGACAGATGATGGTAAGCAACTTAGGAATAAACAAATTGAATTAACAAAACCAAATTTAGAAAATGAGAGTACAAATAAAAAAGCTTAATCCATTGGCACAAATTCCAAGCTACGCTAAAGAAGGCGATGCTGGGATGGACTTAATAGCAACATCAATCATATCAGATACGCCAACTCAAATAACATATGGATTGGGGATAGCATTAGAAATACCTAACGGATTTGTAGGATTAGTATTTCCTCGTTCATCTATTAGAAAGACTGGTTTACAATTAAGTAATTCAGTTGGTGTAATTGATAGTGGATATAGAGGTGAACTACAAGCTACATTCAATAAGGTATTTGGTGGCGAAGCAATGTATGATGAAATGAAAGTGAATAGTGCTAGTTTAACAAATGTTAATGATTGGTATAAGGTAGGTGATAGAGTTGCACAAATTATGATTATACCACATCCTCCAATTGAGTTTGAAGAAGCTGATAAGTTATCGGATACTGAAAGAGGTGAAGGTGGATTTGGTTCAACAGGAAAATAAAAAATAAAATATGTTTATAGAACAAACACCTGAAAAGGTAAATAATAGTTTATGGGTAGAAAAATATAGACCCAACATCTTAGATAACTACGTTGGTAACGAAAGTTTAAAAGAGAAAATAAAATTGTATATTGAGAAAGGTGAAATCCCACATTTATTGTTATATGGTAAAGCGGGCACTGGAAAAACTACATTAGCAAAATTAATTGTAAAATCAATTGATTGTGATTATATGGTTATCAATGCATCCGATGAGAATGGTGTTGATACTATTAGAGAGAAGATTAAAAGTTTTTCATCTTCTATGGGATTTAAACCATTTAAGATTTTAATATTAGATGAGGCGGATTATTTAACTGCAAATGGACAAGCAGCTCTTCGTAATGTAATGGAAACTTTTAGTGGACATTGCCGTTTTATTTTAACTTGTAATTATGTTGATAGAATAATCCCACCAATACAAAGTAGATGTCAAGCTTTTCAAATTATTCCACCAACTAAAAAAGATGTAGCAATTCAAGTCAGCAACATTTTAAATGCGGAGAATGTTGAATTCGATGTAAAGGATTTAGTTCCTATCATTGATGCATCATATCCGGATATTCGTAAAGTTATCAATACCTGTCAATCTAATTCTTTTAAAGGTAAGTTGAAAATAGATGTACAAAATCTATTAGACAATGATTATAAAACAAAAATTATTGATATCCTATCTTCAAAAGATGATAAAAGAAATAAGTATATGAAAGTAAGACAAGCTCTTATTGATTCTAAGGCAAATGATTTTACGGATTTATATACAGCCTTATATGATAAGGTGGAAGACTATGGTGGAGAGAACACAGCTAACATCATTCTTTTATTAGGAGATGGTGTAAGTAAATCAGCAGTAGCAATTGATAAAGAAATTATCGCAGCAGCTACATTAATTCAAATTTTAAATATTATATAATGGCTAACATTTTAGGAGCAGGTGGACAACCAATCGGAGGACAAGAAGAAAAACCAATACCTTTAGAAAAAACTGAAGCAATAGGATGTAAGAAATGTGGTGGTGAGATTTTCGTACAAGGGTTTGGATTTCGTAAGATTTCAAAGTTATTAACTGGTAAACCAAAAGATGAAGTATTACCCGTAGAGTTATTCTTATGTGGTGATTGCGGTGAAGTTCTTAATGATTTATTACCTCCGGGTTTAAAAGTAGAAGAAGAAGCATAATATGGCTAAAACATTATTCGACCATCTAAACGCAATTTGTGATAAGAAAGACCCAAAGTATTGGGACACTTTAGAAGAAAGTGAAAAGAAAACTTGGAGTAACTATATGATACTCCGTTTTCTTTCTATGAAACCTGAATGGATAGAACTAATTGCAGATATACAACCGTATATTCAGGAGGCACCTCCTAAAGCAATGTATCTTTGTCTAATTGGATTAATCCCTAAGACAAGAGCATTCTTAAAATATATGAAGCCTGCTTCATCTGAAAAGTATGAAGATTGGATTATTGAATTGGTAGCAAGGCAATATGAAGTATCTAAATCAGAAGCAGAAGATTATCTTAAAATCCTATATGAAACTACCAGCGGTAAGATGCATATTAAGGAAATAGCGGAGAATTATGGTACTGACCCTAAACAAATTACTAAGTTAAAACTCAAAGTTTAATTAGGTAATCTCAGGTATTTTTCGTATCTTTATACAATAAAACAACATAATGGCTAAAGTATCATTTTCACAATATAGTATGTGGAGTTCATGTCCACATCAATACAAATTAAACTACATAGATAAGTTAGGTGAAAGTTCATCTAATGTTCATACAATCTTTGGAACTGCAATGCACGAAACAATCCAACATTACCTTTCGGTGATGTATGGCGTTTCTAAAAAGCAAGCAGATGAAATTAACAAAGATAAGCTTTTATTGGAAAAAATGAGAGAAGCTTATAAATCTGAAGCTGATAAAATGAGTGAAGGAACTCCTTGTACTCAAATTCAATTAGAAGAATTTTATGGCGATGGTAGACGCATATTAGCTTGGTTAGATAAGCATATGCACAAATTCTACTCAAAGAGTGGATTTGAATTAGTGGGCATTGAGATTCCATTAAACGCAACTATTAAAGAGGGCGTACACTTTATTGGATTCATAGATATTGTTATTAGAGATTTGGCATCTAATGAAATTATTATCATTGACCTTAAGACATCCACTATGGGATGGAATCAGTATCAAAAAGCTGATAAGATGAAAAACTCCCAAATTCTTTTATATAAGAAATACTATTCAGAATTATTTAGTATTCCATTACAAAAGATTAAAGTAGAATATCAAATCCTTCGTAGGAAGTTGCCGGAAGATTCCGCATTTCCAGTACCACACGTATCAAAGCACATCCCAGCACATGGTTCTCCATCTGTTAAGAAGGTATATGATGAATTTATGGAATTTATCAATACTGTATTTGATGATGGTGGTGGGTTTAAAGATATCGAATTTCCTAAAGTACCGGGTGCAGCAAAAAAGAATTGTAAGTTCTGTGAGTTTGGGAATAGAGGAATATGTGATAAAAAGGCTACAAAATAAAAATTTATGTTTTTTTGAAAACTTTATATTTATATATACAAATATATTTATAATGAATCAAGACAACACAAAACTAACAACTGTGAAAATACTGAAAGATGTATATTCATCATTCAAAAAGGTTTCTTTCGATTCTGATGTAACACTTCAAAAGCTGGTAAATAGAACAGTAGAAAGATATGTTAAGGATGATGAGTTTAGAAAAGAAATGAATGAGTACCTACAACTACAAATTTCAGGTTCACAATTTTAACAACACAAATAAGTTATGGCAAAAAAGAAGATTCTGTTACTTTCAGATGACTTAAGAATGGCAAGTGGTATCGCCACAATGTCAAAAGAATTGGTACTTGGTACAGTACACAAATATGATTGGTTTCAAGTAGGTGCAGCAATTAATCACCCTGAAGCTGGTAAGGTTTTAGATGTAAGCGAAGATATAAAAAATACATATGGTGTCGCTGATGCTAGTGTAAAGATTCTTCCTTGGAATGGTTATGGTAATGCAGATTTGATTAGACAACTAATTAATGCAGAACAACCTGATGCTATCCTACACTTTACTGACCCTCGTTATTGGACATGGTTGTATGATATCGAACATGAAATCAGACAAAATGTTCCAATCCTTTTCTACGCAATTTGGGATGATTTACCAGACCCATTATATAATCGTAACTACTATGAAAGTTGTGATTGGATTGGTTGTATCTCACGTCAAACGTATGGTATCATTAAAAGATTATCAGCATTAGATACAAAACCAACTTGGAAACCTAAAAAGGATTGGCAAGTAGCATATGTACCACATGGTATTAATACAAATGTGTACAAACCAGCTGATGTGCCTGCAGAATTCCGTAAAGAAATTTTAGGTGGTAAAGATTATGATTTTGTACTATATTGGAGTAATCGTAATATCAGAAGAAAACAACCTGCTGATGTTATTGTAGCATTTAAAAAGTTTTGTGATAGAATTGGTAAAGAGAAAGCAGATAAGGTTTGTTTGGTAATGCACACACAACCTGTGGATGAAAACGGAACTGATTTACCAGCAGTAATTGAAACAATGGCACCTGAATGTAATATTATATTTTCAGAAAAGAGAAGACCTCAAGAAGAATTAAATCTTATCTATAATATGGTAGATGCTACAATCAATATCGCTAACAACGAAGGATTTGGATTAGCAACTGCAGAATCAGTAATGGCTGGAACTCCAATCATTGTAAACGTAACTGGTGGATTGCAAGACCAATGTGGATTTGAAGTTGATGGTAAGATGCTAACTGCAGAAGATTACATTAAGATTGGTTCACTTCACCAATGGAGAGAGTGGGAAGGTAAAGCTAAGCCGGGTCCTTGGGCATTGCCGGTATGGAGTAGAGCATTGGCATTAGCAGGTTCAG